GTTGCTACAAATGTCATAGACCTTATGTCGGTTGCACTAATGTAACCGCCAGCGCCAATGCCACCAACTGAAATCTTGGCGTCTGCATCTGAAGATGGGCTTTCCCATGATATTGTATATTTTTTCCCTACAATTAAACCAGTTATCTGCTGATATGCGTATCCGTAGGAAACACCGTTATTTGTAACAATAAGTTTGTCAGTAGAGTAAGTTAAAAGTGCTGAACTTCCCGCAGTCCACCCACTAATATCACTATCAAAAGTCCCATTCGTTACAAGCTCTGGGCCAACCAAACGGGCCGCTGTGGGCACATATGAATCACCGCGCTCAGGATTATCTACCATGCCGCCTAAGTCTGAGCGGTATAGGTGAATATAATTTATAGTAATTGTCGATCCGGAAGTAATTGATCGGCCAGAAGTGTTTCTATTTAGATATAAAGCCAAATATCCAGAAAATGTGGTTGAGCCAGAAAAATCCGCCTCTACCGTCCATTGTTTTGTGGTACCATCTAGAGTGACTATAGTGTAAGTTGAATCAGACCCATCCGAAGTATCAATCAATTCAAGATTAAAAGTATCACCAACTTCACCACCTGAAATTGTTACTTTCGCGGTATATTTTCCTTTTGCATCAACTGATATTGAGTTGCATAGTCGAATATGACTAACTTCTGATGTAAATGTAAAATCATTGGTATTTGAAATAACACCGCTATTATATGCCAAACTTGATCCGGTCAAGTCCTCAGAATACGTCAGCAAATTATGCGGTCGCCACTTGATTAGCCCATCGCTGTCCGTCATGGTCGCGTTGGTAGTGGCTGTATGGGTAATCAAATTTGTCAGCGATGTGCTGCCACCGGACTTGCGGTAGTATTCTTGATCAAAGTCTGCGACTAAAGGTGCCCGTACCCCAAGAACGGAGTAATCGTCGGCATCACTTTTTTTACTCCAGAGTTTATTTACACCTAAACTTAACACAACCTACACCATTTCAGTAACGTAAGCGATGCCACTAGGCCCTGAAGTAATAAAAGAAATAGTATCCCCCGCATATACATGAATATATTCAAGACAGTCCGAAGGCAAATAAGCGTCTGAGGTAGTTGCCGTGGCGTTTACTTTATAATGTGCGGGAACGGTGGTTACTAATCTAGCAACACGACCATTAACAATAACGGCTGGTGTGGAAGCAGAACCGGAAATAACAGGAGAGTAAGTTACAGTAGGACTTAATACTTGAATTGGTTTAGCGTTTTCGTCTATAGCTAGTCTTGACATGATGTTTTCCTATGAAAATAGAAAGGCGTAAAGCCTGAAAAAACTGGGGGCCATTGCTGACCCCCGTTACTTAAAGGTTATTAACCGTTAACTGCCAAGACAAAGCCAGCTTCAGGTCGTACAACCTTAGTACCGTACAGCATATCCGCAGTGTACAGAGTACCAAGGAATTCCTGCTTGTACTGAGTCTGTGAACGAACACCCATTTGTTCCGCAAGGACTGAAGCGTCCTTATGGATCAATTGAGCACCACGTATAGCGTTACCTGCTGTGTTTTCAGCGGCAGTTTCCAGTACAGGGCAGTTGCTCGTTACAAAGATATCAACACCGTACAGGTTACCCAAACGACCGTTGACTACAGCTCGTCCGTCTACAAAGTCAGTAGAAACATAACGATCAATACCCATGATTGCATTACGCAATGAAGGGGGAACAACAAAAGAACGATTGTCCATAGGTACGTCTGCATCGTCCATCAGTTGGATAAGGTTACGAAAGCAAGCGTCAGTAAATACGTCAGCAACCGCTACGGTATCGAGGGCATAAGCCGTCAAACCGGTGCTTGCGTCACAGAAGTAAGTGTTGGAAGTTACCCAGCTAGCGCCAGTACCGTTACCAAAGGATTTACCCAAAGAAAACAAGTCGTCGTCTACTTGCTTTGCCAAACCATAACCAGCGTCACTGGTATAGAACTGACGTAAAGAAGACAGTGCTTGAGTTTCGGTAATATCTTCGATAATCCGTGAATACTCGTAGTGCTTGTTAATTGTAACAATAACTTCACTTTCAATTGCATTCTGTACGGTTACTGCTTGGTTTTCTAACTTAGCACTTGCTACGCCACGGGTAGGCGCTGGGATGTGAATAGTATCGCCTTTTTTACCCTTCATCGACATTTTCTTGATGAGGGGAGCCAAGACTAGGTTCTTTTGATACGCAGCAATAATCTCGTCACTCCAGATTTCCGGAATAAACGTAGCTGCGCTAGTGTTGTCTACAAACCCGCCAGTTGCGGGAAAAGTTGAAGTAGCCATAATATAATTCTCTCAATAATAGATTAGGATTTTACCCTATTCTCAGCGTATGCTTTCATGATTTCATCGGAAAGCGCAGCGTAGCGATCAGGGTCGTCTTTCATAAGTTTAATAATGTCTGCTCGCCTATAGATTTTTCTGGAGACTGTTTCCGTACTACCCGTGGCATTGCCCGTGGAGGCTTGTTTAACAGCTTTACTCCTAGTTTGTTTTTCTGAGTTTACAGTCTGATTAACAATTCCTTGGCGTTCTTTCCACGCAGTAAAAAGCTCGTCGGCGGCATCGTAATCGTACTGTTTATCGGCCTGAACAAACAACTGAGTCCTGATCTTGGACGCTTGTATCCATTCTGCAAAAGCACCGGTAGATAGGATTTGATTCATATCGGGGTGTTTTTGTTGTAAAGCCTGTAGAGCGTTTTGTTTTTTTAGTTGTGTGTTAAACTGCTCTGCTTGTCTTACTTTAGGATGGTTATCAATTGCCCTTTGTACTGCTTTTTCAGGGTCAGAAAAGAAATCTATTTCGTCTTCAGGATTTTCTTGCTTTTGTTGATTAGAAGCTTGTGCGGATGAGAGTTGTGTTTGAATGTACTGATCTACAACTTTCCGCAAGTCCCCCACTTCTGCACTTTGTCTGCCTAATAGTTTTTCGGCTTCTTGGTGCATCCTGACAATTTCCTGTACCGATTTACCTGCGTACTTGTCCGGGACTGCGTCTTGGTGGTCTTGATGAGTATCCCCGTCTGCTTGGGAGGGGTCATCAAAATCTAATTCAGTTTGTTGCGAATCTTCATTTAAACGTTCATCGTCTACAAATGTAGCTGCCATCATTAAACTCCGTACCGTATCGTATTATGGAGAAAGTATTATAAAAAAAAGAACCCTTATTAAGAGTTTGTCTTTCTTTCGTGTTTTATTTGTTTTTCTCTGTTCTTGGCCCACTTTATTGTTGCCCCCGGAAAATCACCGGAAATAGCATCAAGCTTAGACCTAACTGGAGAAACAATTCTATTTGCTTGTTTGTTGCATAAACCACAAGGATGTTCGGTTACGTCAGAAGACACTAAAGCCTCCGTAACGTGATTGTCTGAACATTGAAAATCAAACAAAAGTCGCATTATTTTGCTTCTTCTTCTGCTATTATTTCGTTTTCTTCTTGTTGTTGTCGTAGAGCTTCTAATTGATTCTCTAAGTGTAGAATATTAGCTATAACAGTAAGTTGTCCTTTCCTGTGGAAAAGTTCATCACTGTCTTTTACTGTTTCTACGGAATTGATATGGTTAGCGTTGTTGGTTAAATCTTTTACTAAGTAGTTCCAACCTTCAGAAACAAATAAATCTTTCATTGAGTTGTAGTACTTTTCAAATTCCAATGCTTCTTCGTTCACCTGTTTCTCCCAAAATGGACAGTTAATTAAGTAAGTTTCCTTACAGGTATATTATACCATATTTTAAGAAATAAATCAAGTCTTTTTATTATTATTTTTACTTGTATTGTTTTCTTTTAATAAAGCCAGTTCACTCCTAAGTTCTTCTAAGTCTTTATTAAGCCTATCAAATGCTTTGTTTATCTGTATGATAGCTTCTGAAAATTCTCTGCTATTTACCATGTGTTTATTGCCTTAGTTGTTATTGAACCTGTTCCATTGGGGGTGCCGCTGGTTGAGGGGTTGGGGTTACATCTTTACGTTGTTGTAAAAATACTGATTGTTGTTTAACCTGTAAGTCTTTTTGTTTTAGTTTAAGGTCTGCAATCTTTAACCTACGTTCAAATTCCTTGTCGTCCTTGGTTCCTGCCTGTAAGTTAGTGGTAACGGCCTTCATTTTCTGTATTTCAAGCTCCTGTGGTATAGCAGCGGCCTCAGCCTTAATCTTCTCTGCCCGAGCCATAGACTCTGCGGCCTGACCCTTAAGAGCATCTGTTTGTGACTGCTGGAAGTCTATTTGGGCTTGTTGTGCAGCCTGTGCAGCCTGTTGAGCTTCAGGGGTAGGCTGTGCGGCTTGTTGTAGGGTTTTAATTAGTTCTTCCCTATTGGATATATTCATGTTGTTAATAATGGCTTCAATCAAAGCAGGATAAGCAGGGGAGTCAGGGGACATGGTCTGCATTAACTGAACTAACTGAGTAACCTCGTATTCTCTAGCCATAATGCCTAAAGTAGACGTAGCTGTGAACTTATAGTCAGTTGCTTTGTAGGAATCAGGATCAAACTGCATGTACCGATAAGCAGCCTTCTCAACAAACGGAATAAGGAACGCTTCCTGAAAGTTAATCAGGGTTCTCTTATGTCGTTTGATAATGGCACCCAGCGACATGCTAATACCTGCTGCTGTGGCTTCCCCACTAATCTGACCACCTACACCGGTAGAGTCAACGGCCCCCGTAGAGGTCTGTACCATGCGCTGTAGGGCGTCTGCCTGTGCAAAGGTTATCTGGCTTACTTGACCAAAGTTAAAAGGATGCAGTATCTCGCGGGGATCGCCGTTAGTAAGCAATAACTTACCGGGTCTTATTTCAGGACGTGAACCTCTAGGTATGCGTGTAGCGTCCATAGCCATCATGGGGTGAACTGTAAGGCCCAATGCGTCTATACGTGCCCTGATCTCAGCGTCCAAGGCTTTCTGGCTATTGTAACCTTTTTCACAGATACCGCGACCCCAGAAACGTCCCGGCACTACGTCCCAAGGAAAGGCAACAATTGGCCTGTCCTGCATCATGAATGGGTTTTCTTCTGCCTTTAGACAAATACCGCCGTTGGCTAAGACAACAATAGCTTCTACATAATAACTCTTTTCTTCGCCTTCTTCTTCTTCATTTTCTTCGTAGTTTAGGGATACGTTTTCTTCGTTGTCTTCTTCTTCTTTTTCTTTTCTGGCCTTTTCCAACAAGTGTCTGGGCACTAAACCAAAGTATTTGGTTAGTCTTACCTTATCGTCGGCAAAGGTGGTTAAATCTTGATCAGGTTCAATGTCAAAGTCAGGGGTTGCTGTGCCCACGTAGGTATCGTAGTAGACACCTGATTCCTGAAGTATTTCTACGCTGTGTCTGGATACAAACCTATCCACAGCTACGCCTAAAGCATCCTCAACGGAAGTAGCCACAGGGTCTATTAGGAAGTTTTGTGGCATTATTGGTTGTAGTCTACAGACTGTACGCTCAACAATCTCAACACCCACGGCTTGCATGTTACCGTCCATAATGGGCTGTGTCGCAGGTACTCTTTCTTTAATCTCCTCTAGGATTATTTCACCCATACCGTTGCCAAACACAGCGGCGTTAATCAGACACTC